AGTATCTAAATGCAATAGAACTGCTGTAGCTTTTCCTTTTAAAACTTGCTCTTTTACCAAAGGATCAAGAGAGTCTAATATTTCTTTGTCTTCTTCTGTTCTTGGATTTCTAATTTGCTCAAGTTCGTAATCAGTTAATACTTTATAGTACTGTCCTCTATTAAAAGAAAGATTACCATTTACTTGAACATCCGCTGGATTAATAATTATATACCTAGCAGGTAAAGAAATTTTTGCCGCTAAAGCTTCAGAACCGAAAACTTGGCTAATTTTAGTTACATCTTCTTCTCTTATAGCAGCATCGTATCTATAAATGAAAACATTACCAGAACGGTAGTATTCTCTAAAGAATTTATCTTGAAGGGCTGTAATATTTATCTTATTGAATAAAGCTTGGAAGAAATCTCTTGCACTTTTATTGCCACCTTTTAGATGTATATTGCCGCAAGACAATTCTGACATTAGGTCAATAGTATTTCTGAAAAGACCGAAATTATAATAGGCTTTCTGGCACAAAATTACCGTGTCTCTTACATCAATATTAGACTTATTGTAATTATACCCAGTGGCATAATTAAATGGCACCATTCCATCATCGATATTTCGAAAACGATCTGTTCTCTCAATAGTTGATGCGGCATTTCTACGGCTTCTCGTCTCGGTAACTCTGCTCGCTACACCGCCATGAGCAGGAGTAGAGCCTTCTACCATCATTGGAGCGAAAGAAGATTCCTCAATTTTTTCTTTTTTAACCTTTGCCATAAGCCTAATAATTAATTACACATTTTAAATTAAAATTGGTGTAAATCCCGCAGCTACTATTTTATTTTCAGTAGTCATAATGTCATTATAGCATTTGGAACCCCATTTCGCTAACATTAAAGCAGTGTAATTATCTTTTCTCGCTCTATTGGGAGAATTGGAACGCTTTAGGTGTTGAGGCAAGTCGAAATTAACAGAACCACGACTGCTAGTAGTGAACTCAACTAGCGAACATTGCTTCTTAGTGTTGTAAACTAATAAGTCTTGGTGTTCTATTAAGTCTAGTTTGTTCCAGTCCTTATTCTCTTCCACGAAGATTATTTCTTCTGGAATCCTCTTATTAATCTCTTCATTAAAGAAATTCTCATTAGCGACAGTCTTTGAAGCGAACCAAATTTTCTTATAATCAATTGCCGCTTGTAGGTTTTCGTTACCTCTTCTGATAAACGTAGTAGTGAATACTTGAGTGACTGCTATCTGCTTGTTCTCAAGGTTATATTGGCTCTTAGCTTTTTGCACCATCCTTGTATATTCAATACCCTCAAGATCAGAATCGAAATCAATAAACTTAATCTTCTCAGATTCTGAATTCACATATTGAGATTCATTATAAGTATTAAAGAAGATATCAGCGCCAGCATTATCGCAGATTATGTAAACAATATTAAAGCTCGTCATTAAGTAATGGAAGTATTTGATGTGAGTATTTAAGCTCCCAAGGCCAGCATAACAATGCACTAGGGTATCGTTCTTATTTTCTCGGTCTATTTCTAAAATACCCATTGCAAAATAGTCAGCATTTGGACTATCGCTCATGTTAGGGTCCATTGCTAAAATATATTGCTTACCACTATCTCCTTTAATTTGAGAATGGGGGCGTTCTTCGAACTTAAGGGTACACTCTTCCATTTTCTTCATGCTAAAATAAGAATCGCTACCGTCAGTGAATTGAGCGCAATACTCTCTTAAGAAAGAAGCATGAGAAGCTCCACCATTTTGCGCTTCTTCTGTAATTGAAGAGTCTATCATCTCTAGAGGGAGAGCTTCGTAACTTAATTGAGATACAAAATAAGTAGCACTTGTTGGCTCCTTTGAATAGATATTGTCACACCACTCTTTGTAAGTCTTATAGAGGTTCTCAAAAGTATAAGAGGCTGAAGATAGGGCAATCATTTTAGAAGTGTTCTTAAACTCCATGCGGTCAGCCTCTGTCATCGCCCCTTGGCTAATTAAATCATCTTCTTGTTCGCGAATACTAATACGTTCTTTAATATCTTGCGGCACAATCAAGAATGGCATCAATACATTCTTAATAATGTCTTCCGGTAGAAGCATGAACTCGTCTAGCACAAGTACGTTAGCACGGAAACCACGAATCTTTTCGCCGCTTAGAGGGATAGCTTTTATTGAACCCTCATTAATTGACCAATCGTATTCATCATTGCGTTTTGACTTTGCGCCGAACGCTTGCATCAAAAGATCTGCGCCTTTAGACTCAGTAATCTTTTCTATTGAATTGAAAATGCTCCTTGCTGTTCTAAATGTTGGACCAGCAATTAAGATCTTGCTCTTGGGCTCAAATATGCATTGTAAAAAACAAAATACCGCAGCAGAAAAAGATTTGGAAGCACCACGACCCCACACGTTGAGACAAAAGTTTCTATTTAACATGGCTTTAATTACAACCTCTTGATAAGGCCATAATTTTATGCCAGAAATTAGCTCTGTAGTTATGCCGATATTAGAACGTAAGAACTTGGCTAAAGTTATCTTAGCCTCTTTGTCTTCAAGAGTATCTTTTAGTCTAGAATATTCATCATTTAGATTTGGAATTATTCTATTATACTTTTCTGGGGTATACCACATATTATAGTATCTTTAGGTCGTAGCAAAGTTGCAAATCATACTTAAAAAAGTTCTCATCAGTAGAAAACATCTTCTCAATTACTCTAACAGACTCTTTGCGCCCCTTTGCAAATAAGAATTGTACATGAGGGTATTTTTGTATTAGCTCTCTGACGTTATGGAATATAAATTCAGGGTTTACCTTTGTAGCTTTCTTGTATACATGAGGAAGATAATTAAATGACAGAGTATTGCTTAAGCTCTCTTCTACAATGATGACCATGTTAGCTTTAGCTTCACTTGCCTTCTCAATCTCTCGACAAAATCTTTCGTAACCTGCACTTAGTGTGCCAATAAAATCAGAAATAGACTTCCTCTCAAAATAAAGTTTGCCATCATAGCTTGGATGACTAAATCCATAGTCTCCAAACTTAAGGGTGCGAACTTCAGATGCCATATTGAAGATGAATGGCTTCTGTTCTCGGGTATCAATATAAATAATTGAATCTTTGGTTTGTAATTGAGCTAGATTATCCAAATTATTTGGATATACATACTTATTTTTAAACCCAAGATCTTCAGCGAGCTTGTAGTAGTCACTAAAAATTTCTTGTAAGTAAATAACACTTGGACTCAATACACTACGAAGCTCAACTTGAGAGGGAGTATACTGCAAACCTTTCTTCTCTTTCCTCTTAATAAGGAAGTCTTTGCAATATTCTCTTTGCTTCTCTAATGACTGAGCCTTGAGCCAGTTCTTAAGATTGTTTTTATTATTAAAGTCAGTATTGAAATACTGTTCTTTATTTTTATAGATGATTATTGAATTATCAAAAGCATCATAGCGAGGGTGCTGTTGTTGATAGTATTCTATTACTCTAATCTTATGAGCCTTGAGATGGCGATTAAAATCTGCATCTGCTTCATAAACCTTTTGACATATTTTGCATGTTTCAGCCATTTAACACCTCATCTTCTGAAATTCCTAAGATACGGCACTTGATTTCATCCATTGTAGAGAGACGGTCTATCTCGTTCTTGACCATCGCCTTTCTCCTTTCGGCAAGTTTCAATAACCGTGTGCGAGAATCTTCTTCTTTCCACATCTGAACTAAATTGAGGATACTGGCGTTCTCTTTTATTTGCTTGCTAAGGCGATCACTTCGTTTTACTTTAAGATCATTAAGAAGTTTTTGCTGGCGGATAGTCGATTGGTTGTATTCGTTTCTTGCACCGCTAATGGCCTCAATAAGAGCCATAGGAATTTTGCCACCCCCATCCACTTCCATATCAATCTGATTTTGGAGGGTCTGGATGGTCTCTTGGATGTTGGCAGATATGACTACTTCAGTAGCTAGTACAATGTATTGGTCAACTTCTTCTTGAGTAAGGTCTGGCTTATCAAATGTATAACGGACAAAAGAGCTTTCAAATAACTCACGATCAATATTAGAGGAGTAACTGTTTATTTGATGGAGAAACCGATAAGTATGCATGTATCCAATGATAGCATTAATAGCCGCCTTCTGGCGCGAAGTGACTTTGTCTTTGTCAATGCCTTCATGGACGTATCTATTGATGCGAAAGAGCATTCGCTCAAAAGTCTTTGGCGGCATGTATTGAGAATCCGCAATGCTCTCTGTATCTCTTTGAGATACTGGACCTGCTTGAATTACTTTTTGATCAAGGGTCTTAATGAACTCAATTATTGTACGAGTCTCTTGACTGAGGCTAGTAAGATTTTGATTATTAAAAACACTTTTAGTAATCTCAAGTGCGCCCATTGAACCGGCGTTATTAGCAGCAAATTCTTTTTGTTCTGGAGACAATTCAATCTTATCTTTTGCCAAATACTCATAGGAAGCCCTTGCTTTAATTTGTCTTGTTGATAAGAACTCTTTAACCTTCTTGCCGTGCCAACTTCTACCGTCTGCGCCTTCAGCGTCAGGAAAAGCAACCCTAACAAGTTCAAGCAGAGAAGGAGGATTAGTAGCGCGGTTGTTCCACTCATTTAAAATTGCCAGTCTCTGTTGGTCGTTAAGTTCTTGAGGTTCATTTTCAGCCATAAATTTCCACTTCTCCATTCGTAATGCACTTCTTAGCTTTTATAAGGATAGATCGCTTTAGGTTTTTTATCTGTTTATATCCGGGAGATCGGTTCTTTTCAGTAGTCTTAAAGCCTAATAGTTTTGCTACCTCTTCTTCTTTTTGATTCTTTAAGCAAAGCATCTCGTATACCATCCACTCTGCTGGCTTTAGTACTTTCTTTAATGCCGAAGATAAGCTATGGGTACTTCTTAGAAGGTCAAAGCCTTCGTTGGTCATGTCGTGAACTTCTTTAATGTGATTTTCAAGAGGAAGAGTTATTTTTGTATTGAAAGCATCTTTTTTATTACGCTCCCAATGAGAATACATTGGGCACTTCTTGCACTGCTCTCCATATATTGAACAAGAATCATCCCACTCTGCCGCCGCACACTTCAAACAAGGTCTAGCATAATTGCCATAGTTATTTCTTATAATGTTTTTTATCTGATTAGAGATAATAATGTTTAACCAAGGGGCAAGAGGTTTTTGTGGATCATATAGGCTCCATTTTTTATAAATGTGAATCCTTAATATTTGCTCAACGTCCTCGAAATCAATCCAAGACAATGCCGCAAGGGTCCACTTGCTCTTGCGCTTGCGAATTTCTTCGTCTACTATAGCTATGCTATTTTCAAAGGATTGTTTTTGGACGGGAGGAGACATTTTTATTTTTGCCTTAGTGTACCAGCTTCTTGTTTAAATATTTTCATCATCTCTCTGGCAGAGACCTTCTCTGCAAATCTTTGTTGACCTTGCAAGAGTTGATCTGGTACAGTACCAGCAATTTTAGAGAGAGACTCTCTCCTTGGCGCATCAAATTGGATATCAACATCTAGACCACCTTTTAATTCAGGAATTCCGGTAGAGAATTCAGAACTATCTTCCTCATCATCATCTTCAGTATCCATTTCTTCTTGAGCGCGAACCTTATTTTCTCTTAGCTTCTTATCTTCCGGCTTTTCTACAATAACACCATAGAACGGAGTGCCGCATGTAGAGCAAAATTTTGGTTTTGCTTGTGTGTATAAATTAGGGCCTCCACATTTAGAGCAGTAAATTTTTTGCATAATTCATTTATTTATTATAGTTTGATAATAGCAAATAAGCAAGTGTAATTGTAGAAGAATGAAGTATTCGTTTAAAAATAACGAAAAGGTTGAATACGTCATCAATTGGGCCAAACCCCCCAGAGGTTGCTATGGCATATGCGATTCGCCAGAGATGGACGATCCAAAGATTATAATTGATCCCAAATTAACAAAACAAAAGACGATCAACATTCTAATACATGAAGTATTACACGCATTCTTCTGGCACGAATCAGAAACAAAAGTGACTAAATGCGCGAATACCTTGTCAAGGCTCATCCATCAAAGGATGAAACAGAAGTTTAATGAATAATTTCTTTGTATTTAGTGATCTTATCAACAATAAAGCGGACAATACCACTTCTCATAATGTCTTCTGGCCCAAGCTTAAAGTATTGAATACCATTATCTCGACTATCTTGGTCTTGAAAGATCTCACAGAACTCTTTAAAACCAGACCTCTTGCCCAAGTCGTTTTGCATAATGCTATCGCCGCAAATAAATAGCTTACTAAACTTGCCCATACGGGTTGCCGCCGTTACAAGAGAGTCAAACATCATGTTCTGGCCCTCATCCAAAATAACGGAGTTAACGTTAAAGGTATAACCACGAAGCAGAGAGACAGGATAGGTTTTAATCCTTTCTTGCTTATATAGCGATTCGATGCTGGACTTATTTAGTAATTCTTCTAGCTTATCAAATAAGGGTACATTATAGAAGAAGGTCTTCTCGTCTAAGTCGCCAGTCAAGAAGCCAGTTTGACCATCTGTGCTTTGAATTAGGGATCTGATGTATACAATGTCAGAGATCTTTTTGGCTTTTAATAGTTCTAGGGAGCAATAGACACTCAATAAAGTCTTCGCTGTACCCGGAAGACCATCTAGGATAACTATATTGGTAGTCTTGTCTAAAGCCGCTTGAATGATTTGTTCTTGTTTCGGGGTCCATTTCAGTTTGCGAATTTCAAAGTCGTCTTTGACTTTGTCTTTTTGTGCGATGTGTTGGGAGGTATCTTTTTTTGACATTTTCATTGGCTTTATTATTTTAATTACATGTATTATATAAGATGAAGAACAAATTAAATGTTACAGTTGTAAACCCCAAGACTTGCAGGAAGAGAATATGTTGTGAGGGTTGTGAACTGTCATACAATAAGGAAGATTATTTATTGTTCTTCAAGTCGCGGAAACTTGTTTATTTTAATATGATTGCAGAAGATAGCAAGCAAATAAAGATTTGTGATTGTTGTCTAGTAACTCTCGCTTCGATGACTTGTGCGAAATATGATTTGCCATACATTAGTATTATAATTAAAGGCGAGGAAAATACAAAACAAATAAATATCGAGTATAGTGAAGACAAGTTATTTGAGGAGGAGTTGTTAAAAGTCTTTAAGCAGGTTAAGTAATTGTTCTCTCTTTTCAGCAGCCATATCTTCTGGCGGCGAATTAGTTATTATATATTCTAGCATCTTAACGGCGGAATGGAAATTGTTTCTATTTTTTAGGGTGTTGCCTTCATGAGATACTATCTTAACGTTACTAATTATGTATCCTTTAGTTGGGTCTATCCTGTCTAGAGAAGCTGATAGCTTATGGTCTATTCCTGACTTATATAGTATTTCGCAGCCCAAGATGGGGCAGGTATTATTTTTAATACTTATTAAATCGGCCAGCGTGAGATTGAATTCTAGATTTTTTTTCTTAGAACGCTTTTTTGCTTTGCTTAAGATGACTTTTTTGAGATAGACTATCTCGCCAGTCTCAGGATGGCCCATCATTTCTTTAATCCTATTGTATTCTTGGGAGTGGCAACAAGGGTTGCACTTACCTTTTACTCTGTTAAATTCTATATCTTCTTTTTCAATGTTACAGACAGAACATTTGATTAACATTAGATATATCTACACAAGCTATATCTAAAAAAGGTATTTTTCACAGGGGGGTCCGGGGATTTTTTGACCCTGCAAAGTTTCTGGGTTCCCCGTTTGGCTTGTTTTTTTGAGAAATAGGGGGTCTTACCTTTATTTACTATATGATACTTAATAGAGATATACTTTTACTAAGGGATAGAATAATAGATTCTTTTAATTGGTATATTAATAAAAGAAAGAATTAGTAAATTAGGGCAGAATGATTTTCATCCCCCCCTCCCCCACTTTCAGAAAAGAGGTTGGGCATTTTTTCAAAATTAGGGGGATGTGTCAAGGAAATTTTTTGGCATTCTTGGCAAAAAAAAAATCCCCTCTTTCGAAGGGATTCTTGCTTGACTTTGACTTGCCTCAATCGGCCAAGTTGGAGACATTCTCCAAGGCGAAGCAAAGGAACTGCGGGTCCCCCTTGTCGGGACTATAGGCGCGGATAGTGTCCAATTCTTCGTTGGTAGCTTCGCGCCCATCGACAAGGTAACGGGTAACACGCTTGGCGCTTGTCGGTACTGCGGCCAAGTAAAGCGCTCCCGTTTCCTTGTGCATCACAAGGCCATCTTTCACCCAAGTGAACCAAGGCGCTTTTCCTGCGGGCGCTTCGCCCGTGCGGTCTTCCAATACGTTGGAATAGGTCTCGGGTCCTGCGACCGTGACCGTGATGCGGTGGTCACGGGTAACGCGACCCAATAGGGGATTCAAGGGAACGCCAGAACGCCCGCCCTTGTTCATCTTATGCTCGCCCGTAAGGAGAACCGTCGCAAGGCGTCCGGCTCGGATAGTCGTTGTATCGATCACGGGTAGACATTGGCACCGATTCGAATGAGAGTCACGAAGAATCTCAAAGAATTTTAAAAAATCTTTGAGTACTCAATCCACCTTTCCCAAGGCGTGTCAAGCGGAAAAGTAAAAAAAAATTGTCAAGCAAAAAATGCAAAAAAAATTGTCAAGCTCAAAAGAGTTGCAAGAATCGGGGACTCCGTTTTCTGCAACTCTCTCTTTGAAAGAGACTTGGCACGGTCCCTGCTTCCCTAGCAAGAGCCGTGCCAACCTAGCCTTGGGTCACTCTGCGAAAAGATCCATCTTGGCTCGCGAGTGAACCATGATGGCATGGTTCCTGCTTACTTCTTGCGGGAGAAAAGAGAGTTGGTAGGACATTAAATTTAAAGCTTGCTTTACTTCCGCCAACTGGCGTTTGCGGTTGTCTGTGATGTACGCAAAGTCCTTTTGCAGGAACACGATATCGGTCTCTAAGGCTACAAGCGCTCCGATGAGGGCGCTGCGAACTTGAGTGGCTTGGTCTTGTGTGATGATGTTTTCCATGTTGGTCTTTTATAGTGTCGCCTTCATTGACGACAGGTAAAGAATTGCACGTTTCAATCTCAGTGTCGAAAAGAATCTCAAAGAATCTTTGAGTACCTAACCGAAAGGCCAGCACGTTCCATGCCAAGTCTAGGTTGGCACACTCTTTGCTTGCCTAGCATAGACTATGCCAAGTCTCCTTCCCGAGAGTTGCGAGAGTTGGGGTCTCCTTTTCCTGCAACTCTCCGTTTCTAGGTTGGCACAGCTTATGCTCCCCAGCACGAATCGTGCCAAGTCGGTTGGCACAGAAATTGCTTCGCCTTGTACTACTATAAGCGAATTAGTGACAAATCCCTATTTATATACAAAAAATCCCCTGTATTACTACAGAGGATCTGGCATTATTTGATATTTGCCTATTTAATGTTTAATGTTATGAACACAACCGAATATGAATATCAGTATTAATACTATAATCATAGCTCTCCTCTATTGTATTTGTTCTCTAACTTAATTAGTGCGCTATTCAAATACGATTTCTTGTCTATCCATACATTACCAGTAAGGCCATGAGATTTACAATCGGCTATTTGTTTATCACAATCAGTGATAATTGACTTGATTGCTAATTGAACACTGACTATTTCATCTAGGGATATTGCTTCGATCATATTATATTAGGATAAGTGGTTTAGTGTTTAATGCGCGTTTTAAGTATTCGCGCCCCACTGTTTATCAATTAGTCTGCAATATTAACAACATTTTCTATTGCAATAGTGAGAAATTCGGCTGGCTCACTAGCTGGCTTGTATGTATACAATACGTCCAATTCAGCTTGTGTCATAGGGCGGTTATCCAATAAGTATTCGATCTTACCAACATTGCTAGTAGGTATACCGGCAATGTATAATTGGTTGGTCTGTTTATGAACAACCACGCCGTCTTTGATAAAACGGAACCAAGGCTCTTTGCCCGCTATATCATTACCCTTACGGGCTTGTACATTAGCGTATGTCTGTTCACCGGCAATAGTAATAGTGAAGCGGTGATTTCTAGTGACACGGCCTATATAGGGATTAAGAGGAATACCCTTACGACCGCCTTTATTCATAGATAGCTCGCCCTGTAGTAGTATAGTGGCGATCTGACCGGCTTTGATAGTTGCAGTGTTTATCATACTGTTTATAAATAAGTGACGTTGTTGTTTATATAAGAACCAAACTGACTATGACAATTTAACATACTGATATATATATACAAGAAATGAATCTACTTTAATTTTCTACGTTAACGGAGGCTTGGCACGGCATCTGCTTCCCGAGAGTTGCAAGATTTCGGGTCCCCATTTCCCGCAACTCTTTTTTCTTGACAAGTTCTGGGATTTACTATTTAGCCTTTTGTTATTTAATATTTGATCATTTATTATTTAATATTTATTCGTTTATTATTTAATATTTGCTGATTTAATATTTAATGTTTGGCAAAAAAAATCCCCGCTGTATTGCTACAACGGGGGTTTGTATTTATTACTATTTCACCAGTCCGAATCTTGCCCAGTGGGGTCTTCGTCCCAATCGCGCTCCCACTTAGAGTGGCAAGGCTGGCAAACCGCGCTCCGTGCCTTTGGGGGCATCAAAACGCTGCAACGGGCGCAATGGAAGCGCTCTGCGCCGTTTTCGTCGATGACAGGGCATCCGCCAGCTTCGTGCCCACAACAAGGATAATCTTCACAAGCCATATTGTTATTAGATAGTGATTTAGTTTATAGAACCATCGGGTTCAATTTCACGATACTCAGTAGAGAAACGAGTAACTCGCTTCACCATCACGATGGTCCCAAGATGCTCCGTGCCTTGCGCCGGTTGATTGTTGGCATCCGGTTCAAACGGGAGCCAAGTTGAGAAACGGAACCCTTTCTTGCCAAGGGCGGTTTCGGCTTTGCTTTGGGCGGCAGTGGTTTGATACATAGTGATTTTTTATTTCGTTGTTAACTACGCGCACAAGATGACTCATTTTCTTTCTGATTGCAAGGGAAAACGCAATTCGTCACACAAAAGTAACAAAGACACTTGGCACAGTCTATGCTCTCAGAGAGTTGCAAGAGTTGGGCACCCAGAAATCCGCAACTCTAAAAACCCTATTGTATTACAATAGGGCTGTTGTATTACTACTATTTCACCAGATATTTGTAAACATCGGATTAATTTGAAATCCTGTTTTTAGCTTTTGTCTGACACTAACCAGCTTGTCCAAACGCACACTCCAAAACTCCAGACTTTCTATTGAAAGATGATCATGACGCTGTTTATAAAAATCTACCCGTTCTGTCATAAGAGTAATGTCTTGGCTTATCGCGCTGAAGAGTGCGAATGTTTCATCATATGACAGCATTGTGGAAGGAGTTTCCGTTTCGTTGTCTTCGATAGTTTCAATCATATTGTTTTTAAATGAGTATTAACTTACGATAAGACCTTAACACAGCCACACAGGATGTCAAAATTTATTTTTGATCAATTTACATACCTAATCGAGAGTTGCGCCAATCGGGCTCCCCGAATTCTGCAACTCTTTTTGTCTTGACTCTTTTTTTCTTTTAGGAGTGAGATTTTTCTTGACTCTTGGGGAGGCTCCCCTTTTAGTCTATTTAAGGGAGATCGGACAATATTTGCGATTATTTGAAATAATATTTTGACAATCTCCACGAATCTGATACCGTAAGGACGATGAAACTAGAAACCAGCGCGAGCATCCAACGCAAGTTCACCTTTGAGATCCAACTTGAGGATCGGTACGACGTTTCCGAGATCGAAGTCCTTGTGGGCTTTGAGTGGGATTACGAGTGCAACCCTGACGAGATCCGAGGCACGGACTTCCTCGTCATCTCCGAAGTCATTTGGGATTGCGAAGGCT